TCAACAGCATCTACACGCTTTTGAACACCATCAATGGTGCCCTTGATTTCATTTACAGCAGCTGATAGCGCTGTATGTTGTTCTGCCAACTCTGAAATTCTAGTATCAACACTCTTGCTGAAAGATTCTACTGTATCTTTGATAGCAGTTACCTGTGCAGCATTTGTTTCTGACGCCTTGAATAAAGTTTCTGAGAAAAAGCCTTTTAAATCACCTAACATTTTTGCAAAATCAGGTTCATCAACCATAACTTCTGATACATCGGCTGCCTTTTCCAGAGATTCAGCAGAAGCATCTGCTACTGCATCTTCTGCAGGAGCTTCTTCAACAGCTGGTGCTTCTTCAGCAGCAACTGGTGTTTCTTCTACGATTGCTTCGGGTGCTACTGCATCTTCTGCAACTACGTTTTCTATATTTTCTGACACTTCATTACCTCCTTCTGCGTTTGCCTGTTTTGCAATTTTTTGTGTTTCAGGCAACGTAAATCTTGATCTAAATGAATCAAGAATCTTTTCTACTTCTTTCGCTTTATTTACATCTGCGGTTTCTACCCAACCAATTAGAACTGCTGGCTTTCCAGATACTGGAGAGTCGAATGTTTTTTCGGTTGACATGAAAACTGAATCGCTGTCTTCGCAGTAAAAAATATTTTCTGTACTCATCTCTGTAGCAATGCCTTTGTAGACCATTACGCCATTAACTTTTTCAATTGAAAAAATATTACATAATTCGTTTGCTGGAGAATCAACAATTGAAAGTTCAACTAGATCATAGTCTTTGATAAAACGAACTGATTGTCCTGTTGACTTGTTAACTTCATTATCTGAATCTTTAATTTTTCCGCCGATTGAAAAACCAGAAAGCGTACCGTCAAGAACTTTTTCCCAAGTATCTTGTGCACCCTTTGATATGTATGAAGTTACATAAACTCCATTATAGAAATTTTTTGTAGCTTGGTCGTAATAAGTTTCTGGTCTAAATGAAACAACTTTACCTACTGCGATTGCTTGATGCATTTCACGAAGGTTGCCTCTGAAATTTTCGAATGCCTTAATGCTGGCTTCGGCAGTTACAACATCGCCTGTCTGATCGACATTATCCAATGTGGCAAAACCAGAGACTGTTCTTTGCTCTCTGTTTACCTTTGTGAATGGGACTGATAAGTGAAGGTTTTCACCCTCACTAGACCAATGTGATTTCTCGATATTCATATGCTCAATTTTATCTTTTTGTCGATAAAAAGGCAAATAGTAGTTGAGTGGTCTTAGTCAACTTGGGCACCATCGCCCTTTGGATTTCTGGCCTCACCAGATTTATCTGGGGAAGTTGCGGATCTTTGTTGATCTCTAGTTTTATTTCCAGTAGATTTAGCCTGTTGATCTGCTGCCTGTTGTGGCTTTAATTCAATTACTTTGTCTCCGCCTTCTAGAGGAATCATGCCTTTTCTAAGTCTAACTTCATTAGGGGTAATTACCTGCATTCTTAAATAACGCTCATCAATTTTAGATTGAGTATCTTCGTCGGTCAAAGTTAATTCATTAAATTTAAGTTGTAGGGCATCTGTCTTTTCAGAGAATATTCTATTTAATTTCTTTTCTAAAATCATTTGGGCTGGTCGGCAAACCTGCTCTTTAAATGTTTTATCGGCATCTCTAGCTACCGCTAAATTAACTCCTTCTGGAGTTCCAATTTTATTAATTGGTACACGGTGAGCCAATAGAATTTCATCTCTATTAGATTTACGATACTTCTCAAATGAGCCTTCTTGATTACCAGCTTCAATTGGCTCCATCTTAAATTCAACTTTTGAATCTGGAGTATCAGCAGGAAGCGGAACATATAGGGATCTGTGATTTTTACCCTTTAGTCCAACCTGGAAAAATTCAAGTAATTTACGTTCTGATTCAGGAGAAAGCTTTGCTCCCTTTACTGTAATAATATATCTTGGTACCGCTTTATTTTGGAAATAATCTAGGTTATATCTACCTGAATATTCATTTCCAGCCAATGCCATTTGTGAAGCAATAATATCTGGGATACCATAATAATTATTCATAGGGGTATATTTTTTAAAATGAATAACTTCATTTGGGCGATCCTCTTGAGAAGTAATTGGACTTGGGGTATCCATATCTTCAAAGTTTCTAAAGTATACAGCCTTGCCATAAAGCAATTGAATAAAGCCATCACGCAGTCTACGGATACGCATAGTCTTTGCTGGGATATGCCCAATATAGCCAATGTCTCCAGCAGTTGTTCTGCCAATTTCTAGGAAACCATTTCCTGTAGCTTCATAGTCCGTATACACCTTAATTAAAGTTTGAGTAAAGGTGTCTTCATCATTTGTTTGGTCAAGCCATCCTTGTAGATCCTGTCTTAATTTACTAATCTTCTTTCGTGCCCGTTCCAATTGTCTATCATCTGAAATAGAATCAAAGGCGTCATTTGTTTTCTTAGTTTCAATAAAATCATATCCTAGTCCAACAATATTTGAAACCTTAGCATTAATTGCTGCGTAGTTATATGTAGATGTCTCATAGATTTGAGATAGATACTCTAAGTTATATGTTGGTTCAATTAAGTCAAACATGGCATAGCCAGTAATTGCTTGCGCTAGAAGATTTTGCTGTGTTCCAGTTTCTTCAATTCCTGTAAATGCTTTTGTAAACTCACGCCCTACTTTACGTCGAAATGCTGGGCTTAATCCATTAAGCTTTTTAATTCCATCTAGGTCTATGGTAAACGGATCGTTACTTGTAATTTCTGTAGACTTGTTAAATGAAAACCAATCAGCAACATTAGATAGCTGAATTTGTTCTACTGCTTCATTTTCTTCTTCAATAAATTCCATTTTTATCCCCTTAAATTACCATACTTTTTAACTTCATCTTTATAATTACCGATATCCAAAGGATCTGGGACTAGCCCCCATTTAAGTCTTTGTTGCTGGTATTCAAATTCTTCGTCATCAATTTTTCTTCTTGCGGAAAGGAATACAGGCCTGCCCTCATATATACCAAACGTGCGTACTTCTCTAGTAAGCGCATCCATTCGATCTGTGTTTCCTTTTTTAGAGGTAACTGAAAGATAGTTTCCTTCGTCATCGCCTATCCACCTTCCATCTGGCATTTCCCAGACATAAATTCCAAGAGTTGACTCTTCTTCTAAAACCTTTGAGTTTACGTTATTGATATCCATAGACCATTATTCTACCATTACTTTGAATCAAAGTCCATGCTGTGTCAACCTGACTGACAATATTATACGCTTTTAATGACTACCCAGTCATTATCATATGCATTTACATGTTCTTCTGTCAGAGTAATTGAACTATTTTCGCTATCTATTGCGGTAACTGAGGCCCTGTCGGTATAGAGATAATAATGATTTTGGGCTTCTGCTTCTGATAGTTGCAACGGATAAAGTGTTATATTCTTGTATAAATTCTTGCCTCCGCCATTTGTCCAGAGATTATTTGAAACCTTAACATTGAACCATATATCCTCTGAAATAGGATTTTCCAAGCATATAACTATATGGCATATTTCGTCTTCTTGTAAGAATGATGAAATATTTGTTGCTGAAGTTCTATTTACCCCATTTACATAAATGGCAGAAATATTGCTTTTTGTAATGGCTCCAGAATCTGACCACAGGTAAGATATTGTGTTAGAGTCATATTCTGAATAAAGAAGACAATTTTTAGTTAAGGTTTTAGGTGTAAAGAACATCTCTACCGTATTAATATCTCGAATTGTATTTATGTAGAATCCCGCTTCTGATGGTATTATGCCATTTTCTCTATGCCTAGACAATATAGGATAATTATCTGTACCCAAGTCATAGTCCCAACTTGTTAAATTGATGTCTCCGCCTATGGGCTGTCTTGATTTAATTGATATTCCAGAGTTATTAGAGACAAACTGTTTATCTTTATAAAAATAAAATCCTACATAAGTTAATAATGGAAATATTTTGCTTGTATCTAAACTAGATAGTGTTATTTTAAAATAAACATATCCAGAGCTATTAAAAGCACTAGAGCCAATTTTATATTGAGGAATGCTTTGTCCATTTATGCAGTTTTCCCATGTGCCAGATTCGCCAGTTAAACTGGATTGTATAGTTATTCCATTGTCCCCATACCATTCAACTTTTGAGCTGTTTATCCCATTTGTAGTAGGAAAAGTAAAATAATCTTCAATTACAAATGTTTTTGACTGTACGGTATCTGTTTTAATAAAACTTAAATATCTTTCTGTTTTGTCATAATAAACATCTGAATTTAAATAGACTTCTAAATCTTGATCTTGTGGCAACTTGAAAGAAAATTCTTTAAATATATTTTTATCGCTTATGTCAAACATTACTCCGCCATCAGGTACAGCAACTTGATCATATTTAGTTGGTACATTGTATAAATAATGTTTAACGATGTCGCTATTTAAAAGAGAATATCTATATACAGCTGGAGAATCTACTATAAAAGTATCTGAAACAGATTGTGTTGGACCAATACTTAAATTTAAAAGTTCATTTGTAAATGTTAAATTAGAAAAATTTTTTTCAACTACGCTTATGCCATTTAGATGCAAAGACATGTTATTTCTAGAATACTTGGCAACTACGTGCATAGCTCTTTGGATATATGG